CAATTAAATCTTCTGCTGGAATAAATTTAGATACTGCTCTACCAAGCATTGCATCATAGTAAACTTTTTTAAATGTAGATCCTGATAGTGGTAAATAAAATAACATCTGATCAAATTCAGGTTCATATTCTTTCATGACATTCATAATTTGATAGTTCATGAATTCTTTAACTCGCATTGCTTGATCTTCTTTATTACGATCAGTCTTTCCTAAAATTTGAGTTCGCACAGGCCCATCCGCTGGTAATAATTCTTTGTAAGCTTGTGCTTGAAATTGTGTTACTGCTTCTGCTAGTACTGGATGAGTTACTCCTGAAGCTCCTCTAAATGGTTCTGTTCTAACTTCATATTTAAATCCAAGTAAATCTAAACCTCTTGTATAAGCCATCTCCCAATCTTGTCGGGATGATTTATAATCAGTATATTTTTGTTGAAGGTCTGATCCAATTTCTACTAAAATATCATCATCTAAAAATTCTGCTAAATTTGCGTAATGGTCTTCGCCACCTTGCGGAGCTGCTACAGTTGGATCAAAAGAAATTTCAGCACCACCATCTTCAGTTGGTATAATTTCAACTTCTGGATTTTGTTCTTGTTGTAGTTCTTCGTTAATTGCCTGTTCTACGTCAACTTGACCTGGAACTTCTACAGTAGTTTTAGTATTAGGTAACGACTTATCAATATCTGCCATGATTAACTATACCTTCTTCTGAATAATGTTTCAACACCTTGTGAATCTGGACCTTTAGCAGGTGGTACTGTTTTTGTCAATCCACCATATGCAAAACTGGCTATTCCACCATTCGCATAATCATAGTCACCTATATCTGGATCTGGATATCTATTTATAATATCTTCATAAGGAGATTGTTCTAACATTTTTCTACCTTTTGCTCTTTCTTCAATTTTTTTTACGTCTTTTATTTTTCCAGTTCCAATTTTTTCTAATTTTTCAATATCACTAAAAGCATCGCCAACGTTAAGAGATTCATAATCAAATTCAAAATCACCTGGTTCAGAAAGAGGTCTTGGTCTTTGTTCTACTACAGAAAATTCACCTGGATATTTTATTTCTTTACCTGTTTCTAGATCAATATCTGATTTAGGTGGTCTATAGTTTAACTCAAAAGGAGCATCTGCTGTTCCTCCAGAAAAATTAGCTTCAATAGAAATTTCTCCAGTTGCTTTATTTTGTTTAAGTGTAATTACTTCTGGTTTTCCAGTTTCAGAAGGTATTTCTAATTTCTTAACAATTTCTATATCTTCAACTCGTTTTGCTGCAGGAGATACATCAACTCCTTCTTTCATAATTTTATTAACAAGTGGTGTAAACCATTCAGGCATTCCTGAAACTTTAGGTAATACTTTACCAGCAGCTTTTATAGATTTAATTCCCGTACCTTTAATTGCTTTTCCCAAAGCAGGTAATGCGGCAACTCCACCTAATAATTTTAATAAAGTTCTACGATCCATTATTCAGATTCCTTGTTAGATAGATAGTCATACAATGTATATCCTGTAGATGCAATCAATCCTGGTATCCCTAAAAACCTAGAAGCACCAGCAATAGTTCTTGGATTTAATCCTAATCTTAAAGCTGTACTTAATTTACCAGGTACTGCTTCACCTACATTCTTTAAAGTCGCAAAGTTTTTTAAAGTTCCTAATATTCCAGAAGCTTCTGCAGCCACAGCAGGAGCTGCAATTGAACCAGCTCGTTTAGATAATGTTTCCATTGTTGCAAGTCCTAAATAGTTTAATGGATCTGTTGCCATTTCAGTTGCACTAACACTTTCATCTAATGCTTGAGGAACTGTAAATGCAGCAGTCGCTAATGGACTACCAAGTCTATAGAAACCTTTTCCTAATACTTTACCAGCAGTGCCTAACGCTCCACGACCCGCACTTCGCGCTTCTTGGATCGTTGCTTTTGCATCGGGTAAACCTAAAGCTAAAGTTGCTCCACCTATAACTCCTGCCGCTTCGCCGACAGTTTCAGCAATTTCATTATCTGCTAACCAATATAAAATATCTGACTGACTTGCTTTTTTATTTGGATCATCTGTTGTAAAAACTTGTAACTCTTTATCAAATTTTAATTGTGGTTTAGTTTCTTCTATGACTTTTTCTTCTAATGTTTGTTCGGCAGCTTCAACAGTGCTTGGGCTTAAAGCTTGATATCCTAAATACGCAGCAGCAGGAATACCAAAAACTCTTGGAGCTTTTTGTGCTAAAGCTTTTAATACTTGAGTATTACCTTTTTGACTTTTTAAAAAAGGTATAACTTCATCAACTGTTTTTACATCAGATGGAACTTTGAAAGAATATCCATATTTCTTATAAATATCATCAAATAGTTCTCCATAATTTTCTAAAGCACTTTTATTTTTAATTACTTTATTTGGTTCATCAAAACTAAATTCTAAACCTCTAACTGGTAGTTGCCCTGGTTTTAAATCTTTATTTGCATCTGCTACAAATTCTTTTACTCTAACATTAAATTCTTTTGCTAATTTTCTTTTTTCAACGATATTATCTGCTTCTTGTATTCTTTTTTCATATTGACCCATTTGTTTATCCAAATCATAAAGTTTGTCTTGATTAATATCGGGTCTTAATCCTTGTAAAAAAATACTATATGGTCCAGTTCTATTTCTATAAGAGGACATTATATTTTTAATTTCGTCTGTTTCAAAATTAGATTCTGGAAATAATCCTTTAATTCTTTTTCTTAAACTTTTAAAAAAAGTTGGAGATTCATCTATAGAAGCTGAAACTTTTTTTTCTGCTATCATTCTTTTAAGTCCTCCTCCGATTCCTCCATATTGTTTAGTTCCTGAAACTTCACCTAAACCTTTTATTAAAGATTTAGATTTTTCTTCAAGTAATTTACTTTTGGCATTTATGTATTGATTATCTCCAGCGAAAGATTCCATTAACTGTCCAACTCTTCTTGCAGCTAATTCAGGTGTTGTGTTTAAAATTTTTTGAGTTTTTATTATTAATTTATCTATATTTGTTTCTCCAGATCTAATTAAATCTTTAACTTCTGATTTATTTAATTTACTTAAATCATCTCTTACTCTTAAAGCTTGAGTTCCTTCAGCACCTCTACCTGATTTTACTTCTATTCCTTCTTTTCTTAAATCTTTAGTGGCTTCTGTTAAAGTTCTTTTAAAACTCTTTTGTTGTTCAAATTCTTTTGTTAAAATTTTACTTGCTTCTGTTTGAGTGTATCCTTTTGATAGTAATTGTTTTGCTCTTTCTTTTCTTTTTTTAAAAGATTCTATTGCCTCCTCAGTTGATCCTGATCTTAATCTTTTAATTTCTTGTTGTTCTTTAATTTTTTTTAATTCTGTTTCAGATGGTTTTAAATATATACCTTTTGTAATAATAGCTTTTTTTCCTTTTGATTCAGGATATCTTTTATTTTTATATGTTACTTCCAATTTATCTGCTTCTTTAATTCCATAACTTTTGGCAAATCTTGAAAAATTTTTAAGACTTTTATCATCAGGTATTTTTATACCATAATCTCTTAATATTTCGACAAGTTCATTAGTTTTTAAAACACTCATTATCGTTTCCTTTTAAACATTGTACCTAAACCTTTACTCAAAGTTCTATCTAAATTACTCATCATACTTTTTTGAGTGATACTTTTAATTAAACCACCTTTAGCTTGTTTAGTTCTTGTAGTATTTTTTATAATGTCAATAATTTCTTGTTGAGACATTCCTTTTTCTTGCATCTTTAATGCTTCATCAATAGTTGCCATGACTTCTGCTTTTCTTTGTGGATTATTATCTATTAAGATTTGTTTTAAAAGATTATCATCAATTAAATTTCCATATTTTTGTTTAATCATTTCAGCTTCACTTATTTCCGGTTTTTTAAAACTAGATTCTAATCTATCTAATTCTTCCATTTCATCAAAAGTAAATAATCTTTTATCACCTGCCATTTCTGCTTCTTCAGATTTTTTTCTTAAGAAGTTTAATCTAGATTGACTTTCTTCTCCTGATGCAGGATCTAATTTACCAGATTTATATTGTCCGCGATAATATGCTTCTTCTGCTTTACTTCTTTGCAAAGCTTTCTCTGCTTCTTCAACAGTTCCTTCCGACAACCAAGTTTCGGCATCTCCAAGTTCTGCTTCATAATCTTCAATTTCTTCTCTAGTTAGTTTTCTTGATTTAGGATCCACATCATCTACTACAGTTTTAATTCCCGTCTTTGCTTCTTCAACCACTTGTGGTTTTGAGAATGTATCTGGAAAAGTAGATTTTAAATATTCTAGATTATCGTTAAACTGTGCAATCTCATCTGCAGATGCTTGTGGCAAAAAGTTTGCATCATTAGCAATCAATCTTTTTAAACCTTCAGGATCGCCTCCTTCTAATTTACTTAAGTCTGTATTAAATGAATTTTTTGTTCCTGGTAATCTTTTAATTCCAGTAGTTACACCTATTTTAGGTTTAATACCTATTCCTTTAAGCGTGTTAAAGATTTTAGCAGTTAAAGCAAATAAAGTTTTTTTATCCATTAGTAATACTCCTTGTCATGATGAACCACAGGTTCATCTTTATAATCTTCAGGGTGATCAATAAAACCACCTTGTCTGAATCTCATTAATGCTTGTGTCATTGAGTCTACGAGGTCATCATGATCTCCAAAAGGAAATGCCGCGCATTCCTCAATAACCTCTTCTGCAAAATCCGTTTCAGGCGCCCATATCTGCCCGCTTTCAAAAAGCGGTGCTACGGCGTTTACTCGAGAATGCTTATCATTTCCTTTGCTTGGTGTAAAGTTTATGACAGGAATACCCATCTTACGTAATTCATAAGTTAGCGGTAATCCTGATGCTTTTGATTCAATCACTACTGAATCAGGTCTCCAATAGTAGTATTGATTTAATGCTTCACGTCTTAATTCTGGAAACTCTACACGTTTTTTAAATGCATCTAATAATATTAAATTAGGTCCTGAATCCTGATCTGGAAAGAATACACCCCATGTTGTAATGGCTGAATAGTCCGCAGATTCTTTTTTTAAAAATGCAGTATCATAACTTTGTATAACATGTTCTAAAGATGGAATGTAATCCTTATCCCACTTACGCCACCATTCACGCTTAATGATTGAACCTTCTTCTGATGTAGGATTTTGCATCCATTGTGCATTCCATTTCTGAACAGACAAAGATGCTTTGACAGATTCTAATTCAGATAACTTCCAATACTCTGGCCATACTGGTTTTTCATTTGGTAGTATTGCAGGAAATTGTATCACTTCCCATTGATCTGATTTAATTCCTTTTTGAGCCCCGATCAACGCTCCGGTAAGATCTTTTAAAGACCAACGTGTCATGACCACAACAATCTTTCCACCAGGTTGTAATCGCTGACGAGGACCAGAAGTATACCATTCATAAGCACGCTCTAAAGCTTCTGGATTCATTGCGTCCTGTTCAGAATGCGGATCATCGATGATAAGTAAATCCGCTCCACGGCCCGTGATCGCCGATCCAACACCGGCTGCAAAATACTCTCCACCTTGTTCCGTCTCCCAACGGCCCGCGGCTTGTGAATCTTCACGCAGTGTAGTTTTAAAATATTTTTTATAATCTTGACTATCAATTAAATGTTTTGCTTTTCTACCGAATCGAACAGCGAGTTCCGTGGTGTGTGTTGTTTGAATAATTTTTAATTTTGGATTCTTACCGATCATCCATGCAGGTAATAAGAAAGAAGCAAATTCAGATTTAGTATGCCTTGGTGGCATATTAATAATTAAACGATTAATCTTTCCTTCTGCAAGACGATTAAACTGTTCAGCAATTTTTTTGTGATGTTTACCTTCAACAAAATCTGGCCAAACAGATTTTACAAAAGTTAAAAAATCTTGATTAACTTTTTCTTCTTTTTTCTTTTCATCTAACTTAATTGCATATTTTATAAACTCCTTACGCGCGTCTACAGGCAACTTATTTAGATCTATCTTACTTACATCCATAAAAAATTTTTATTATTTTTTTGCACCTCTCACTTTTGTTTGAAAGTATTTATCACGGTTGAATGTCTAAATCTAGCACTAAAGGTCAAAATTTTGGGACCCCTTTTACAATTTAGGGGGTGGGGGTGGGTGGGCCCGCAAGCTTTCAAGCTCGTTGGGGTTACTGACTGGAGTGGGTGGGTGGGCCCGCAAGCTAACGAGCGATATATATTGTTAACAAGATAAGAGGCAAGCGCGCGCAGCGCGCTCCAAGATAAGAGGCAAGCGCGCCGCGAAGCGGCGCACAACCTACGATTGATTACATCAATCTAATAATGTCATGTATTCTTTTGGAAAGTGTTTAGAGAACCAGCTTAATCCTTTTTGCATAGTTGTATAATCTTCTAATCGTTCCGCTCCTATAATCATATCATACACAGCGACCGCGAACCAAGGAAGATGAGCGACCTCACCGCTAAATCTATTTGGTACCTCGATTAGTTTGTCTTTTGCATCCAATGTTAAATCAACATCAAATGGAATTTTATACTCTTTGTTATTGTAAGTTACTGTCTGCATTGTTTTCCTTTCTATTCTTTATTTAGTATTGTTTTTAAGAAATCATAATAACCTTTTTTAACTAGATAGTCATATGCTTTCTTTTTATTCTTTGGCAATTCTGGGTCTTTAATCCAATGCGCGATACTATTGCGCAAACTACCGCCAACTAATATTCCTGAATTACATACTTTATAACCACTCAACACTTCTCTCTTAAGAGATAACAAAAGCATTTCTAATTGAAATGACATTCCGCTGTCCATTATTTGATGAGCGATTTTATTTTGTTGTTCCATTTTTTTCCTTTCTTTTTAGGAGCCGCTTTACATTACAAGGTTAAGCGGCTCACTATTATATTTATATTATATGGGATTTTCTGTCAATACATTATTTTCATTTTCTTTTAACTTTATAGTTGTGTTGATATATTCACGATTATCCCAACCTGTTCTTGTTTCCTGAATAATATCTATTGGGCTTTCTTGAGGTTTAGTTTTAAGTCCAATGAAACTAATTAACTGTGTCATATGAACATCTAACCAATCATTCATACATCTCTCATCGCAAAAGAAATATTCCCAATTCTTTAACCAATTGTGCTTTTGCTGTTCGACAACATCATATCTTGCAAAACGCGTTCGCAAAACTTTAGCGCCTTTTATTCCACGAATTCTTGATTGCGTTTCGTAGGTATGACACTTTGTGCCTTGGCAATAATGTTTCATAATTATCCTTTTAAAGTTATTATAAAGTTTTTAGCTGTTCGATATCCATTTCTTTCTAGGTCAAAATAAACTAATGCTGTTTCGCCTTTAGTAGTAGTGAACACTCTTGATTTCTCATCAAAGACTGCTGTTCTACGAACAACTTCTGTTTTTTTATTTTCTTGTCCATTTATTTTTTCTGGTATGTAGCTAACTACAAACTTTGTTCCTTGTTCTATTTTCATTTTTTTTCTTTCTAGTTTGTTTATGGGATAATAATAACATATTATCCCATAATGTGTCAATCGTTAATTTAATGCAACTGCTGATTGTCTTGCCTTTTTAAATTGAGCAATAACAGCTTTGTTGTCTTGTTTAACTCGTCTTGATTTAATTAAGTTAGCCAAGTTTTCTGGTTGATAAATAGTTAATGATACACCAACTGTTCTTTGCAATTCGTTTTCATTAACATTTAAACCCAATGCACCACAAAGGTCGATTGCGTCCTTAACATATTTATAATCTTTAAGAGCATTATTAATATCTCTCATATCTTTAAATATACTTTCAGCCCAAGTGTAATGAGTATTAACAAAACTTTGTCTTGCGTTTTTAAAAAGTTTCATTTCGTTAAACTCACTATTGGAACAAGGTATCGTTCTTGAACGACAATAACTTGTACCGATTACATCAAGTGAAAATTTATTTTTCCAATCTTGATATAGTCCGTCCTCGTTCCGATAGCCAAGAAAATTTTTAATTTTGTCTACCTCTTGTGTCCAATGTGGATTACTATTGTTGTCTTGTGCTCTATTTTGGATAGTTATTTCTGGATTTAATCCAACAGCTTTTAACTCATCACGATAGTATGCAATACCAAAATCCATACTGTCAAATCGTCCGGTTAAATTCGCGTCCAATTTAAAGTCAAAATGTTCGGCAACATCTCTATCGTTTTCAGTCGTTTGCATTTCTGTATTAGCAAAATAAAAACAACTGTCTTTAGCCACAACATCACACGCATTCCCATATTTCTTTTTAAATGCTTGTAAGGTTGCAACATCACTTGTCGGATATGCTCGTTGCACAATTCTAGTAGCTGTTTTAAATGCTCTATCATAAGCAACAGCAATATCCTCTTTTGCTGATTTAAAATTTTCCAATTCAGTAGTTTTCTCATTTTCAAAATGAGATAAAATTAAACCACCGATTTTTTTTCTTAAATCAGTATTTAGTCTTGTTTTACTTGTAGTCATACTTTCTCCTTTATTAGTTTAGAATTATTTTTTACTACATCTTGAAATTTCTGTCAATGGGATTATATAGGATATGTTCTTATGAATTGTTTTCTTAAATAACAAATGCGTTATTACTAAAACAAGAGAGATAGTCCAAGAGTAATTTACTTGGCAAGCATCGTTTAAGAACACAATCGGGTGACTACCGATTTGATTGCGGCTAACGGTCTGGGTCGTTTGCCACTGTTAGTTGCAATCATCTTTCTAGTTTAGAGCAGGCGCGCAAGCGCCTGCGACAATTTGTCGCATTGACATAACCCCAGGTTGTATAAGTTTTCAAGCTCACAAGCCCTGCGACACTATGTCGCATGTACGCGGTTCGTGGAAAGTGATATAGTTAAAACAGAAAGAAAAATAACCAACAAGGAGTGACTATGGAACAAATAGCGTTAGAGATAGCAAGACTAAATAAAACATTGACTGAGATATTAATACTAATTCAAAAAGAAATGAAACGCAGTGAAGAGCTATCTAAAAAATGGGAGAAAGAACGCAATGAAAGTTAGAACTAATAACAACGGTATGAAACAATTAAAAAAACTAGGTTTTAAAAAAATCCCCGGCACGGAGCCGGGGTTTCACATGTATGAATTAAATCCGGCCGCGCTGCGTGCACCGCAAACCGCGAAGCGTCCAAGCGCACAAGCTGGCAAGCGTGCAAGCTTGCAAGCGCACAAGCTTGACAAATAAGAATATAGGATTATATAGGACATATGAAAGTAAATGAATTAGACGAAATCACCGGCACGCTGTCGAAGCCGTCAAAGATGCCCGGATGGGCTTACGGTATACCCGCAAAGGAATGTAAAACAGGCAGCAAGCTGGCAAAGATTCCAGGCACTGTCTGTCATGGTTGTTACGCCTTAAAAGGTTGTTACGTATTCCCTAATGTACAAGCAGCTCAATACAAAAGATTAAAAGCTATAGACGATCCACGCTGGACCCAGGCAATGGCTGCTCAAATATTGCGGCATAAGTCTAAATGGTTCCGCTGGCATGATTCAGGAGATATTCAAAGTCTTGATCACCTTAAAAAAATATTCTCTGTTTGCCTGTTAACGCCGGATGTCAATCATTGGATGCCGACACGCGAAGCGGGGATATTGGCTCAAGTTAAACCTGAAGAGGTACCGGTTAATTTAATTATAAGATTATCAGCGACGAAGGTCGACGGCTCGCCGTCCTCGTCATGGCAACATACTTCTACTGTAGTCACAGAAGGAAAAACATGCCCAGCAGCGGAGCAGGACAACAAGTGCTTAAGCTGCAGGGCGTGCTGGGATAAGTCAATACCTAACATTGCATATGGTAAACACTAAAGATATAAACTGGGCCGAGGTAGAGAAAGAATTAAGAAAGATTCTTAAGAAAAACGCACAAGCTCGCAAGCACGCAAGCGTTCAAGCGTCCAAGCATGCGACAATTTGTCGCAGTTGACATGAGCTCACATATGGGATATTGTAGGATGTATAACAAACAAAGGAGAAAGAATGATCAAAGGAACAATAAAAGCGGACTATCTTCCAGGTGGCGCGAAACGGGAAGAAGCAAAGAAAACTGCCATCAAATATCTACAGGCCCCAATCCCGGTGACGCAGCAGGAACGCCATCACTTCCTCACATCGGTTCTCAAGTTCACAGAAACCGAATACCTGGACCTTCTAAATCAAGCCAGCAACGGAGCTCTAGCAGAGTCTGCCTGGAACTAATTACCCCGGCCCGCGAACAGCGGGCCAACCAACCCACAACCCAAAAGGAAGCGCACAAGCACACAAGCGTCAGTGTTCAAGCGCTAGCAAACAAGCGCGGATAGCGAACCAGTCATCAAGCGCGCAAGCGCGCGAGCGTTCAAGCGCGAGCCCCGATTCGGTGACCGCGGAACTTGGATAAAGTATTACGGAGCGAGGAGCGTCGGCTTTTACTAGGATAAAATTACGCTTTGTCATGGTCCTATGAAATAGGATCTGGTGCGGTGACATATGTATTTTTCCTTTGTGTGCAATCTTCAGCTCACACATAAAAAATGCAC